GGAAATGGCAGACAACAAAATGTCTACCTGTAGCAGCGTTTTTATATAGCAGCATAAATTCTGTGATTTTCTCAGGCGTAATGTCATAAGCAATAAAGTAAGGGTTCATGATACTAACGCTGTTAGCAAGGAAGTAGACCTTAGTTTTATCTTGTGACCTATCCACCGTTGAATAGAAGTTATTAAACACAACTGACTCATTAGGCAAGTAGTGCAACATACCAGTTTCAATAATAAACTCATCGTAAATAATAGTCTTAACTTTAGGGTAAGAAGTTGACTTTTCATTTTGCGAAGTGCTCAAAGCAACAAAATACCCAATAACCTGCCAATCACGTTTTTTCTCATCACGAGTATTGGCCAGTGCAGCTAAAGCGTAAGAACCACTAACCTTAAAATCGTATTTAGGAAACTCGTGCAATAGATCGGCAAAGAACGTGCTTTTAGCTACGGCTAGCTCGTTTTTATATCGGCGCACATATATGAATTGGTCGCCTTTTTCTAGCGCGTCTTTAATTGCCTTTTTCTTAGCTCCGTAAGTCTTACCTAATCCACGCCCACCGACTAGAAAGTTATAAGTGCCGTTATAGGACCTGATTTTGTCAAAAACGTAGTAAGGATGCTTTTTCATTAGGTCACCGGAATCGTTACGCCACGATTTAGCATAAACGGTTCAGGGTCAACCTGCGGCTGTCCGGCAACATCTCTAGTTTCAAAATGCAAGTGAGTACCGGTCGATTGTCCCGTAGTTCCCACGTTACCGATTAGCTGCCCCGTAGTAACAGCGTCTCCAACATTCACCGGGGGTGTTCTAATCATATGCGCGTAGAACGTGCTAGAACCGTCAGGATGGTCAATACCTACAGCAAAGCCAAACGCACCGGTATTAAGGCTTACAATGCCAACTGTACCGTTAAAGACTGCACTAATAGGTGCATCAGACATACCTGCACCGTTAAAGTCCACGCCCTTATGGTCTGAGCTACCACCTTCGATAGACCTAGGTCCGAAGTCTCCGTCAGGTCTGTTTACATCGTATTTTGCATCAACTGGGAGAATCCAACCCGTAGTTGTAGCGGGTGGGGGGTCTGTGGGTGTGGTCGCTGTTGGTGATTTACCGAACCACAGACCCCCCGTTGTTGGGTAGCACGTAACCTTTTCTCCGGTATTCAATTTTACAATTAACTGATTACCAAACTCTTTGATTGTGATACCCATAACCTTAGCTTTCTAGAAGAACCGACGGAATGAAATAGCTTGCAGCTGAACTGTTATGAGAATATCAGCTACACCCACATTGCCAAACGTAACCCTAACAGTGTCAATTGCGCTAACCCTAGCACCACCGTAAACAATACCAGCTGGGAGTACACCCGGAGTTACCACCATATGGTCATTTACTGATGTACCTGTAAGAGTAAAATCAAATGTAGCTGTGCTATTAGCGAGGACATTCAAAGAGGTTACTTGAATCAATCCGGGTGTGCGGTTGCTACTAGCAATTTCATAGCTAATATTATCAGCAGGGCGACGATAGCGAATACCACCAGCAAGCACGAACAGCCTTCCCGCTTCTGCTTCTGACTCTTGGAACAGCACGCCTCTATCACCAATACCTGTAGTCCACCCGTCAGGGTTTTCTACAGGGTTAACCCCCGGAGGATACGCCGCAAATCCTGGACGTCGGGCTGCCGAAGTTGCACCGTTACGCGCCTTAAACAGCGGGGTATCGTTGTCAGCAAATGAGTCAGCAAGCCTCTTGCCACCACTTTCAATAGGGTTTTCGTAAGTAAGACCCTCAAAGATTTGCTCAAACACAATCAACGGGTTAACAGGCTCACTAATAACGTTCCTAGTCACGTTCTGATTAGTTGCAGAAGTGTACTTAATAGCCGCGGGTCTAAAGTAAGTAATACCAGCGCCATTAGTAGCAAACGTAATTACAGGGCCGCCTTTTTTCTTACTGATCTTAAACGTATCAACACTAGCAACCTCTACAACGTAATAGGGGTTAGGCGCAATAAGACCTGTAGGCAATGTAGTAGCGGAAAAAGTAATAACCCGCCCTACAGTCAACCCGTGATTAGCACTAATGAAAGTATCGGCTGTAAGGCTAACCGACTTACCGGCTGTTCCCTGTTCGAACCTACAGCCAATAAACACGTTATCCAAAGCGTGCTTAAATTCAAGGATAAACTCGGAAACGTCACCCTCAAAAGAAACACCTACAAACGTATTACCGTTAACAGAGTTAATAGAAGCACCGTCTAGAACCGCATGCCGCCACCCAGCACGCTTTGTACCTCCCCCATCAAATGACGGGGATTGCTGCATGCCGCCACCCACAAACGTATTCTGATTAACGTGACCGTTAGCGCTAGGCTTAAACAACATAGAAACTTTGCAGTAAGAAATCCAACCCACAAAGAACCGGTTATAAACTGTACCGTTACCCAAACCTGTAAAGTGAATACCTGTTTCAAAGTAAGTAGTGCGCGCAAAAGTAACGTTTGAGTTATAGAGGTTTTGCACCTTTACACCCACGCTACCCGGAGTCAGGGTGGTGTTTCCTACCTTAACAACGTCGGGCATAATGATATCGGCATTCTGGAAAATATCGCCAGAAGTAGTTCTACCAATAATAAACACAGTGTTAGCGTAATTAGCAGGTGCCCTAACTGTGCTAGCGCCGCCTCTAAGGTCACAAGTAATAGTGATGGGACCTGCAAGAGTTGCAAGGTTATAAATACCATCCATAACAACTGTTGCACCGGGGTGCAAAATAGAAGCAACTAGCCCCGCTTTTGCATCAGCGTTAGCAGCGTTAAACGCTGCAATAACTGCGGAGGTATCGTCTGCAACACCATCACCAATAGCCCCGTATGCTTCTGGCTTATAAACCCTGTCGTAGTTCTTAGAAAACGCTACAGACAACGTAGATGCAGGGTTAGCCAAAGAGTCAGAGATTTCTTTAGTAGCTTGTGCAACTGTGTTAGCTAGAATTTTTGCGACTTCGTTATTGACATAAATAACCATATTGTCAATAGAAGTTTTAACTGCCGCGCTTTGGGTTGTAAGCGCGTTAGTTACAAATGTTGCTTGAGTCATCAGAGCCGTGTTAACTCTTTCGACCTGTAGCTGAACATCTGCTTCAACACTAAGACCTAAGTTAGTAAAGTTTGTGTTGATAAAATCAATAACAGTATCGTTAAGGTAGGTTCTCAGACCTTCTAGAACCTCAAGATAAGTAAGACCATCCCGATACGTAAACGGGGTGATATTAGTAAGAGGGCTATAGGATGGAATATAGCCGGTAAGGATTGGGGTACTCATTTAGTAGAAACCTCTCGAATTTGTGTAGCTGTCGCCATTGTCCCAGACCTGCATAAACAGTTCTTCTAGCTCGGTCACAATCATCATATCAATGTTCAGCAGTGAATCCCTATACCGCATCAGAAGATCACTAGCGACACCCTGATAGCCCGTAGTCGTGCTTACGTTGTCCATTTTACTTGACTGGTTTTCGGAGCCCGCCTGAGTTGCATTAGATCCGTTTTTAGTGTTGCTTATTGCATCTACTGCACCTGTAGCGTAATCCCCGTTAGGTGAAAGCATTGTTTGTGGTGTCTCCGAGCTAACAGATCGAGACTTAGAATCCGCCGTAGCTGTGGAAACACTGTTACCTGTACTAGCCCCTGTACTAGAGCCGATATCAGAGCCAATAGTTTTAAGGTTTACTGTGCTAAGAGGATCGAATATAATTTTCTCACTAAGATACATCTTATTAAAGAACGGCATAATTTCATTCATCTTACGCCGCATAGCAAGTTGGAACATGTCAATAGATTCTACGCCTATTTCCCTATTCCAATAACGGTCGATTATCTTACCGTCTAGAGTTGCTTTATAGTTAGTATCAAAAATAGGGTAATATTGAATACCGATATTACCTCCTGTAAGAATAGTCGTACCTTCTGGTGAAACGGTTACACTTCCCCCGGTTATCTCTATTGCCTTTTTAAGAGACATTGTGAATGTTGCCATTACTCATCAACTCCATCATCAATATCGTTATCGGTTACAGGTGCAATATCCATAGAGGCATTTCGTTCTTCGTCAGTGTAATACCTCACACTAACGTTAAGCTCAGGATACTTTTTGTTAATTGCAGTAGCAGCAATACGCCTAGCGTTAAGGTTCACATAACGCATAGCCGAAGTCTGATCATTGTTTGCATCAGCTTCTCCCGAAACTAGCCGCTCCGTCTTGTCCTGATTAGAATTTTCAAGTCCCATCAACCCCATACATTCATTCCATAGACGAGTCCTAACAATATGCAGCTTTTCGATAGTGTCAGGATTAACACCAAGATCTAATGCTTGAATAAAAGCAAGGTCTTGCATAGCACCTGCTACAGCAATGTTATTAACACCCTCGTCAATTTGTCGACTAATGTTAGTGGTGGTAAGCCTCTGATTTTCGCTAGAAACAATAACTTTGGTTTGTCTAGCATTAGCTGAGTTAATTTCAATGCTTCTATCTAGATTAGCAAGCTTATGCGAATAGATTTGCACAATGTCAATATCAGGCATACGGACATAGTTAGCCCAAATAGGAACACAATTTTTAGCACTAATTGTCTTACCTACAAAATGATTACCAATAACCTGAAAAGCTGTAGGGTTATCTAGCATATTCACATATGATGTTCCCGTACCATCTAGCGCGAGATATTGGTCATATTCTTTATCGAAATAGAATACAGCTAATGCCTTATAAAACAGCTTCATTTCAAGAAAACGAACATCAATAGAATCCGGCAAACCATCCCACTTAAAACGATTAGTAGCAAGCTCGGTAAGAATACGATGATACATTCTTTCAATAGTAGCAGTACGGGTAGTAGCCGGGTTATTGTTGAAACCTTTACCGAACAAATGGTTTGAATATATTTCATTAGCCCCACTAGCTCTCTTATGACTTGACATTATAGGGTAAATCCTCCTAGTGGCACGTTATCAGCGATATCTGTATTTCCAATAAATTCTGGCTTACTCCAAACAGTAACACCCTTTTCAAAAATACCCCTAATGGTTTGCTTAATCGGTTCTGGCATAGGTGCAGACGTTATATAAGTCTCAGCTAGCTTCCAATAAGTAAACTTAGACATAACACTAAGAGCAGCCGGAATAACAGCAAACTGTCTAACCGAATACCCGTAACGTAGCCAGTATTCGCAAACCGCGCGCATAGCAGCCGGGTCAATCAGCTTCCACCTAATACTCATTCGCATAACATCGTTAACGAAGTTGTAAGACTCTCCCCCAACCTGTCCGCTAGTAGTCGGCTGTATAAGACGAGCATCCTGCACTTTAGCGTTAATGCTAGCAATAGCGTTAGAGTAATCACCCTTTGCAGCCCAATCACCTAAAGCCTTATTAGTGTCCCTCACCTGACTAGCGACACCCTGCCCCACAGCCGTAGCAGCCCTAGAAGCGTTACCGCGAATAGCCAAACCTCCGATAGCGGCATTACTGTTAATGCCCGTAGAAATGGCACTACCAGCAAACGACACAGCACCACCCACTGCGCCTAGGCCAGCACCAGCCGGACCTCCCACAGCCCCGCCTAGCCCCGCACCACCTAGGATGCCGCCGACGCCGCTAGCGATGTTGTTTTGCTGTGCTGTGAGATTACTCAAGTTTGTCTGCAAAGTGTCAGCATTAACCCCAATAGAGTTAAGCGCGCCTGTAGCTTCAATGCCAGCAGTTGTATTATCGTAACTAGCTACGTTTCCACTAAGTGCCCTTTGCTGTGACCAATCCGCGCTGTTATGTTGAAACGCAATACTATTAGAGTTAGAAGCCATGTAATTAATTGCCCCGTTATTGACAAGAGCAACTGTGGGGAAATTGTTTACCTGAGTTGCAATATCTAGGAAGTCACCCCAATCATCCCCACGCAAATCAGTGTCAGGCAAATCCTCAAAACCGTTAGAAACGTTATCAACAGGTGAGCCCGGGCGCGCATTGTACTTATACGGGGTAAACGTAACCCTCTGATTAGGAGGCACCAACCCCGCGCGCTCAATAACCCGAGCATCAGCAGTAGCCCACGATTCGGGCTTAATCAAAACAGGTGTACCCGTAAACGTAGTCATTTCAATAACCATATAAGGGTAAGTGAAAAGCTTTCTTAAATGCTGATAACGCGCTGGGATGTACGGAAGAATAAAAGTACCGTTACGCCAATCAACAGCCATGTTATGAGTAATGGCTTTAGGCTTAGTGTTAGGCATCTGAACTGCCCCCGTACCCGTATAAGGTGTAGCGCTATGAGCAAACCCATCAAAGTAACGTCTCACTTCTGGGATTACCGTAATAGAGATAATGCCCTGAGTGACCCACGGCTTATTAGAGTATCTATCCATAAAGCTTTTGAATGAGTCTGTATTTTGCCATACGTAATAGGTGGCACCAGAAGGTAAACCCATAATCTTACTACCCTTAGCCGATATAAGGATAGGTGCATCAGCCGTTCCCGCTTCTGCTTCTAGGTCAACTGTGCTAGCAACTAAAACGTTATTGCTACCAGTGTTAGCACCGTTAACCTGATCGGGTTGCATAATAACCCGGTCACGCTTATTAACCATTTGATACTCGCCCCCGATATCCAAACCTTCGGGGATTGTCAGATAGTCGCGCCCGTAATTATCAAACGCTTTAGTGTTAGCAATACCGATATGCCCTCGCTCGATATAGCTATTACCAAAGGTAATGTCAAATCCGAACGTTTGCCAAACGTCAAGCTGCACAACTACTTCAGTAGTGTTAGGAGCAATGTAGCGAACGTCAGTAATAAAGTAATAGAAGTCTTTAGTGATATCACCAGTAATAGGCTGAACCGGGTTGCTTGCCCTAAGGTAATTAAACCGGTTAGCTACGTTAAACGGTACATCAATACGAATAGGCTGATTAGGCTTATAATAAGACATATTGTTGATTACAACACCTGTAGTTTCAAGGCTAGTAATGTAAGTGTTGAGTGCTGCCTTATTTGCAAACTTTACAATATCCCGATAATCGTTATTCCAAGGAACATTAGCAAGTGTAACGCGAGTTCCCGGAGTCCACAAAGCGTAATTAAAGTCAAGACCAAACGAATATTCGTTAGGTGGGTTCGTAATACCGTTCATAATTTGCCTATCTGGTTATGACAATGGGCGGATACCTATAAGGTATCCGCCCATCATACAGGGTTTATTAGACGGTAAACGTCCAAGTAGTAACCGATCCGGCCTTAATTTCAAAGCCAGCACGAGCAACAGCCGTAAACGTAGTAGTACCGGTAGCCAGAGTGTGAGTAGAACCGTTAGGCACGTTAACTCCATTCTTGAGGTACTGAACACCCTTAACAGTCGGAATTGTAACAACTCCGGCGACGTTAATAAGCTGTGCTGGGACAACCTCAAACAGCCCGTCCTTATCGCTGTCAGATTCAACAGCAGGGTCCGGCCAAAGAATCAGCTTATCGCCGACGAGGTTAGCCGTAATCGACGAACTAAATTCACCATCAGCATCAACAGCAAAAGCAGTAACCGTAACCGTATAAGACGACTCATCAGCACCAATAAAGAGAATGCCAGACTGCGTAAGATATGTCTTAGTAGAGTTATTACCGGTAAGCTCAAGCCTAGTAGCATCATTAGTTCCGCCTGTAGGAGACGTAATAGCACTAGCTACAATGCTGTACTTAAGACCGCGCTCAAGATCAGTCACAAGTACATTGCTTCCATTGTAGAACGTAATACCAGTAACACCCGTAACCGGAGTCTTAATAACGTTGATAGCCGTACCGGCTTCAGTAGTAAAGAGGATGGCGGGAACAAAGCGCGATGCACTCACAACTTCCCAGTGATGAAAGAACGTGTTATTCGAGAGGCTAACCGGGTTGTAAACAGAGGCCATTTCCATGCGACTATCAGCAATAACGAAAAAGTCGATAGTAGTAAGAATAGCCTGAACCCCGGGGAAGCCGAAATGCTCCTTAGGAATAACAGTAATGCGCGTAGGCATTGCAGCCTTATCGATGTTGAACGCACCAGCAAGCGCTTCCACATCGATAGCTGCCAGAGCTTCCGGCGTAATGAACAATTCAAGGTCATCAGGAGACGCCGCAATAGGCATGCCTGAAGCGTTGTAGTGAGTGCTCAAGAACTGAAGGTTACCGGCGAACTCCCTAACCCTACGGAGGAAAGCTTTAGCAGTGTCAGCACCGCTAGAAGACGCGCCAACATCACCAACCTGAACCTTAAAGAATCCGTCGGCTTTGTAATACTCATTAAACAGACCCGTAGTGAGAAGGAATTCATCCCACTGATCCGACGTAGACGGAGCAGCCATAACCCCGGAAACGAAAGACTGCAACCCGGAGTTATCAATGAACGCGCGCTGTAGAAGCGGCTCATTAACCGTAATCGGGTAATAATCCTGGCGATTGATCTTGTGAAAGCTTGACTGAACCTCCGGCGGATACTGCCCGAAAATATCGCGCTCAAGATATTCTCGCTGAGGGTTGTACGTCTTAGCCTTAATCAGACCAACGTTAATTTCTTCAATCGTGTCACCCATCTGGAGCATACCGCTCTTAAACTTAGCAAGAGGGTTAGTCC